TGGAAACAACTACTCAATCTGGTGGGGGTAAATAATGGGCGATCCTGTGACTATGGCGATGGTTGGTGCTGCTCTAGGTGGCGGTATGTCTGCTGCTAGAGGTGGTAATCCGATTAAGGGTGCGTTGTTAGGTGCTGTTGGTGGTGGCATTGGTGGTGCTGTTGCGGCTGGTGCTGGTGCTGGTGCTGCGGCTGGTGCTGGTGCGACTCAGGCTGCTGGTATAGCTGCTAATCCTGCGTTGTCGATGGGCGCTATGAATACTGCTGCTGGTACAACGATGGCTAACCCCGGTCTATTAGCAACATTAAAACAAGTTCCTTCATCGTTAAATACTTTCGCTAAAGAAAACCCATTTACGACGAACGTAGGTTCTAACTTATTGCAGCAAGAAATGAATCGTCAACCTATTGAGGGTATGGGGTTAATGAGAGGTAATCAGATTCCTATGGATCAGCGCCAAAGACCGTCGTTCGCAGCACCACAGATTAGTCTTTTATAGGTGACATATGGCACTAGAAGATTACATCCCTAATATCTTTGGTGGTACTCCAACCATTTATCAGGGGTTGTTGAGTCCACAGGAACAGACTGCATTAGAGAAACGCTCGAATATTGCTGGTTTGCTAGGTTCTGTTGCTGCTTTGGCTCAGGGTATGGGTGCTGGTGGCGCTCCTCGGTCTGCTTTCCAAAACATTGCAAACGCTCTAGCTGCTGGCTATGGCGGTGCAGGTCAGACGTTTCAGGCTGGTGTTGGTCAGATAGCCGATGTGCAGAAGCTCCAACAAGCCCGACGTGATATGGAGAGACAGCAGCAAGCTAGGCAGGCAATGCAAGAACTTATGAATACGCCTGAGGTTGCTAATAATCCTACGTTGAAGGCTTATTTCTTAGCTAATCCTGATAAAGCTCTTGAGAGATACATGAATATTCAGGAGACTAAGATTGCTAGGGGTATTCAGCAGCCTTCCCTAATAGGTGAGGCTCCACCTGTTCCTACTGCTCCACCAACACAGCCGATGATTGAAGGGATGCGTCCTGAAAATCTACCAGCATTTAGTGGTCAGCCTGAAACGTTTGCTGTTCCTATGGAGACTGCTCCAGTGGAACCAGTGGCAACTACGAAACTTCCTCCTGTGGAAGTTGTAAAGCCACAATCTCGTTACGCTCGTCAATTAAGAGAGGCTGAAGCTGCTCAGACGTATTTCTCTAATGTTGGCAATACAGATAGAGCAAAAGCAGCTAGAGAAGAAGCAGATAATCTGAGAGGGTTGATTCGTCAGGAAGAACTAGCAGACTCAGTAGGTGCAAGCCTTGAGGGTGTTCACCCAATGCTAAAAGGCATGGTTGACTCTTTGAACTTGAACGCTCCTAGCATGACTGCCTCTGAAATACAGAGTGCTATTTCTGACATCCGCAAGAAGGATTCTGAATTTAGATTAACGTCTGAAACTGATCTGCGTAAGGAATATTCAGGATTACCAGCAATTAAAGAGTTCTCGACTGTTCAGACTGCTCATAAGCAAGTTATTAATGCTCTAAACAATCCTTCTGCTGCTAACGATTTGGCTGCTGCGACCAAGTTTATGAAGTTGCTTGATCCGGGTTCTGTGGTTCGAGAGTCTGAATTAGGTATGGCTATGGCTGCTACTGGTGCTATTGATTTAATGGGCAACTATTTGCAGCGTTTGCAGAACGGTGAAAGATTGAACCCTGCTCAACGTGCTGACTTTAAGAAAGCCGCTGAACTTGCGTATAAAGCCGCTGAAGATACCTTTAATCAAATTAGTGGTCAGTATGTTGATCTTGCAAAGTCGTACAACCTGAACCCTAACAATATTGTGCTAAAGCAGAAGAATACCCCTGAAATTCCTGTTGCCGCTGCTCGTCCTGAAGGCGTTGGGAAAGATTGGACGTTAAACACTGATGCTCAAGGAAATAAGGCTTGGGTAAGTCCAGACAGAACAAAGTTTAAGGAGGTCAAATAATGCCATTTGATCTATCTACTGCTCGCCCTGTAGGACAAAGCGAGTCTATGGGTGGGAAGGAACTTGTTAGTCAGGCTGTTAAAAACTTTCCTCGCTCACTAAAAAATGTATTGATGGGAACGTATGAGGCTGTTAGCAGCCCATTGCAAACTGGCAAGACAATGCTAGACATTGGTGCTGGAGCGTTGCAGAACGTATTGCCTGAGAGTGTTGTTAAAGCAATTGGTGAAGATAAAGCGTCAAGAGAAGTCGCTAACAAAGTTGGGCAAATGTATGTACAGCGTTACGGTGGCGTAGAACAGGCTAAGAGAACGATTGCTAACGATCCTGCTGGCTTCTTGTCGGATGTGTCGGCTGTTCTAACTGGTGGTAGTGCTGTTGCTCCTAAGTTGGGCAAAGCTGCATCTATGGTCGATCCGTTATCGCTAACTGCTAAGACTGTTGGAGCCGCTGGAAAGGCTGTTGCTCCGGTATTGGGTATGACTACGGGTGCTGGTACTGAGGCATTTAAGCAGGCTTATCGGGCTGGTAGAGAAGGCGGTACGACTGCTGAACAGTTCCGCTCAAACATTACTGGCACTGCGCCAATGACTGACGTTCTTGATATGGCAAAGCAGAATCTTGCCAACATGAACCAAGCTAAACAGGCTCAGTATCGTTCTGGCATGGTCAATATCAAGGGTGATAAGACTGTACTCGACTTTAAGGGTATTGATTCCGCTGTAAATACTGCTCAGAACAAGACTGCTTACAAAGGCAAGGTCATTAACGAAAGAGCAGCAGCAGAGTTGCAGACTGTCAAAGATATTGTTGACGATTGGAAAGCACAGAATCCTACTGATTTCCATACACCAGAAGGTCTTGATGCTCTAAAGCAAAAGATTGGTGATGTTTTAGAGGGTATCCCTTACGAGCAGAAACAGGCGAGGGCTGCTGTTGGTGGCGTTTATGACTCTGTTAAATCAGAGATTACCAAGCAAGCGCCTACTTACTCTAAAGTAATGAGAGAGTATTCGGAGGCTTCTGAACTTATTAAAGAGATTGAGCGTTCTTTGTCGTTAGGTCAGAAAGCTAGTGCTGAGACTGCAACAAGGAAACTTCAGTCGTTGATGCGTAAGAACGTAAATACTAATTTTGGTCAAAGAGTCAATTTAGGCAAAGAGTTAAGTGCTGCTGGTAGCGACATTTTCCCTGCGTTGGCTGGTCAATCATTGGCTGAGTTGACTCCTATGGGCTTACAACGAGCTACGTCATTGGGTACAGCGGCAGGTGCGTTTTCTGCTGGTGGTGTTCCTCTAGCTACGGCATCATTGCTTGCGTCATCTCCTAGGTTGATGGGTGAGGCTGCTTATGGCACTGGATTGCTATCTCGCTTACCTGCTGGCGTTGAAACAGTACTGCCACAAGCATTTGACCCTAGAGCCTATAACTTGATGTATCAAGCTCGTCGAGGACAGTAATCATGGCAAAGAACAAGATTAGCGAATACAGCGCAACAGCGGCTAATAACACTGACATTGGTGGGATTAATATCGCGGAAGGGTGCGCCCCTAGCAATATTAATAACGCTATTCGGGAACTTATGTCGCAGTTAAAGGATCAGCAATCAGGGTCTGATGGGGATAACTTTACTGTTGGCGGTGATTTATCTGTTTCTGGAAGCGTTACCTTAACGAACGCCTTGCCGATAGCTCAGGGTGGTACTGGAAACACTACAGCATCGACAGCGATTAACGCTTTGATGCCTTCTCAGACAAGTAATTCAGGTAAATACCTAACGACTGACGGTGTTAGCGTTGCTTGGGGAAGTGTTACGCCGGGGACTGGTACGGTTACTAGCGTTGCATTGTCTGGTGGTTCTACAGGCTTAACGGTTACTGGTAGTCCTGTAACTACGTCAGGCACGATCATTTTAAGCGGTACGTTAGCAGTTGCGAATGGTGGCACTGGTGCTACTTCATTGTCCACAGGTGCGGTATTGGTGGGTAACGGTACGTCTGCCGTATCGTCAGTAGCCCCTAGTTCTAGCGGTAACGTCCTAACTTCTAACGGTAGCTCTTGGTCATCGTCTGCGCTTCCTACAGCCTCATCGACTGTTTCTGGTATTGTTAATACTGGTAGTCAAACATTTGCTGGTGCAAAAACATTCTCAACTGGCATCATTTCTTCTAACGGCTATAACTTTACGTCCACAGGTAATTCGATTTACTGGACTGGTGCTGTAATGGAAGTGTATATCGGTTCAGCAATGAGATTCTTTGTTGGATCGTCATCGGCTGGATTTAGCATTTCTGATGTTCAAAAAGTCGGTGGTGGTACGTTTAACAGTTACTCAGACTCACGTTACAAGCAGGACATTAGTGCTTATAGTAAGGGTCTAGCGGAACTAAAGCAGGTTGAGCCTAAGAACTATCGTTATACCGCTGAGTTCATGAAGTCTGATAGCCCATCACAGCAGTTTGTGGGTATTATTGCTCAGGAACTAGAAGGTACTGCCTTTGCTAATTGTGTAAAAACTGACAACAATGGGTTTAAGATTGTAGATACTTCAGAACTCACGTTTGCTCTGATTAACGCAGTAAAAGAGATGAGCCAGCGTATCGAACAACTTGAGGCTAGAAATGGTTGACATAGGTAAGGCATCTACTGCGGCAACTTACGGCGGTTCTGCGACTGCCGTTTTTTTTGGTCTTACAGCTAACGAATTCGCTGCGTTAGGTGGTCTAGCAATCGGTGTTATAGGCTTGTTAATTGGTACTTGGTATAAACACCAACACCTAAAGATTGCCAGAAAAAATCAGAAACCCGATCCAGAGGAATAAATCGATCCTCTAACGCTACTTGCTGCTGCTAATGCTGCGGTCAGTGCCGTTAAAGCCGGTTGCAAACTTTACAAGGATATTAAAAACGCAGCCGGGGAAGTCAAAGACGTATTAGACGATCTGAAGGTTCAGTATGACAAGGTAACAGGTGGGAATCCAACCCCGGCTCAGAAAGCGCAATACGTCGCTGAAGTACAGAGGGTTCAGGAGATAGCCAAGGCTGACCCTAACGATGTGTTTACGGACATCGGCAACCAGCTAGGCGCATTGATGGATGCTTATGACTCTATCAGTAAGCTATTTCTCAAGGAGCAGTTAGAAGCCAAACAGGTCTATAAGGGTGAAGAATCGATAGGTAGGAGAGCATTAAAGCGGATATTGATTACTTCTCGGCTTGATGCGATGTTAGCTGAGATACGCGAAACGATGGTTTACAAGGCTCCACCAGAGCTAGGATCATTGTGGAGCAAGTTCGAGGAAATGTGGCAGCGTATCGTCAAAGAGCAAGATGAAGCTCATGCGGAAGAACTTAGGCTAGCTCAGATAGCATCATGGCAACGCAAAAAAAGAATAGCGGAAATCAAGTCAAAGGTGGCGTGGGTTTCAGCAGTAGTTTTCGTAGTTCTATGGGCGGTGGGTCTAATGTGGCTGACGAAAAGAAGCGCGATGATGAAAACATCCCTTGGACTTTATTGATTACTGTCATGGCGGTGTTATTAACTTTCTTTATCGTAATGCCTATTCTGGCTTTCATGTACTACGATATGTACTATGCTCATCAAGCCGCTATCATCGAGATTAGGAAGATGAAAGAGTTAAGGCGAGAGATACTGATAGAGAGGATGTATCGTGATTGACCGCAATGCTTTCAGGAAATTTATTCCTCACTCTAAGTACCCGAATCAATGGTATGACGCTCTGTTTAGCCAGCAGACCGAACTCGGTGGTAAGTCGCTCCTAGAAGAATACGAAATAACTACTCCAAACCGTATAGCGGCTTTTCTAGCCCAATGTCATCACGAATCAGGTGGGTTCGTATGGCTAACGGAAAACCTGAACTACTCTGCTTCAGGACTCCTTAAAGTATTCCCTAAGTATTTCTCTACAGACGCTCAAGCTAAGGCTTACGCTAAACAGCCGGATAAGATTGCCAATCATGTTTACGCTAACCGCATGGGTAACGGTGACGAGGCTAGCGGAGATGGGGCTAGATACAAAGGTAGAGGACTGATCCAACTAACTGGCAAGGATAACTATTTTTGGTTTGCTGCTAGCCTAGAGATGACTCCTGAACAAGCCTCAGAGTACACACAAACGTTTGAAGGTGCTGCTCAATCTGCTTGCTGGTTCTGGGAGACTAACAAGCTCAATCGATTCGCTGATGCCACAGACTTACGAGGCATGACTAAGGTCATTAACGGTGGTTACAAGGGTATGGAAGATAGAGAGGCTCAGTATGCGCGTGCTTTGGCTGTTGTTCATTCTTAGTCTCGTAGGCTGTGAGGATAGGTTCCGTTATCCTTGCCAAGATAATAAGAACTGGAATAAACCTGAGTGCCAGCGTCCTACTTGTGCTGTAACGGGAACCTGTCCAGATCAATTAGTACCTGCTGCGGACTTTAAGCCGGAGGAAAAATGAAGTGGAGTCCTGACCAGATTGATTCAGTCATTAAGCTAGTCATTGGCACTACCTTTTGTATGGTGCTTTTGATGATGTCTAGCCTAGCGATGTATTCGGTTGTTTTCGTCACTCAGCCGATGAACGCTATAGCACCAGCAGATAAGCAGTTCTTTTTGTTGCTTTCCGATATGTCAAAGTACATCCTCGGTGCATTAGCGACATTACTTGCCATTAAAGGTAAGGATGGGGTTGCTAAGTTGATCGATCCACCACCCGGAGTATCTAAGGCGAGTGACTGGACTGATCCACCTAAAGCACCACCACCATCACCCGTACAAGCTCCTGTTCGTATGGAGCCAACGATTGCACCAATAGCCTCAGCAGGTTATAACGGTAAAGCAGCACCCGAACAACCACCACACCCGGAGATCACATGATTGCGATACGAATGGTTGGAACTTTCGTTCTTAGTCTTTTACTTGTGTTTAACATTCACGCTGGCGAGACAAAGAAGGTCTGTCACGCTGAGAAAAGACAGGGTAAAGAGGTACAGGTCTGTCGTGAGGTCAAGATTCACAAGAAACTTGATGGCACAAAAGTACCGCCGAAATGAACCCTTACGTCATCATTGGCGTTGTAGCAGCCATAGGCGTTGCAGGAGCCGGAGGTCTGTATCAAGGACACCAGCTAGGCAAGGCTGAGGTACAACAGGCTTGGGATAAAGAGAAAGCCGAGCAATATGCCCAATACGCTAAGGCTCAGGAAGAAGCTAGGGCAAAGGAGCAGGAGTTACAGGCTAACGCTGACCAGTTAA